TTGTATATCAGCGTACTCTTCAGGACTAATTTCATCTGACACTAATGTTTCAGCTACAGTAACTTTGCTATCTTCACTACCTATTTTTTTACTTGTAGGAACAGTTTTAATTCTTTTTGTGTTTTGATCTAATAAATCTTTGTACGCATTATTTATTATACCAGCCATGTATCCAGAAAAATTATTATTAATCTCTGGGTTAAACTGTTCTACTTTTGAATCAAAAAAGCCTCTTTTACTTAGTAATTCTTTAAAATCTTCAACTACTTCATCTCTATCTCTACCAAAATAATTTTTAACTTCTTTGTTAGTTCCTTTTATTTTTGCTCTAATTGCACCTTCAAAAGTATTAGCTATTTTAATTTGATTTACAAGCTCTCCTTTATCGTTCATTTCTCCAGTAAAACTAAGCCACTCTATTTGAGTCATAGGTTTACCGTCTTTTTTAGTAAAGTTATTTACTGTTTGCTCATCTTTTTTAGAAAAAACAATAGGCTCTTCGCTTACTACTTCTTTATTTAAGTCTTCAACTCTTTTCTCACTAGCTATTTTTCTACCTTTTTCTTTTAAACTTTCTGATATTTCTACTTCACCTTTAGCAAATCTTTCTTGAAATTTAGTTAGACTACCTTTTTCAATAGCAACTAGATAATCATCTATAAAACGCATAACGTTGTCTTCTGTTAACTCTACATTATTTAAGTTAAAAGAGTTTTGAAACAACCTTCTTATAGATGTAGCTAACTTACTAGAAGACAAATCTTTTTTATCAAATCTATTGTATTGTTTTTTTATTTGAGCGTAAAAGCTTAAAACTTCTTCAGCAACATCTTTAGCTTTATACCTAGGATCAGACTCATAGCGTTTAGTAATTCTATCTACGAAAGCAGCTGCGTCAGCATCGATAGATTTCATTTTATCCATCATCACCTTAGCAATACCAAAAACAGCATCTTCGTTACCAAGCTTGTTTAAAGCTATATCAAAATAGTTATGCACTCCTTCATGTTCTAGAACACCTAAAGCCGCATCTTCACTCATTAGTATAACACCTTTATTAGCTAAGTATGTTCCTTCAACTTCTTCTAATAAGTCTTTTTTACTGAATAAAGTTTTATCTTCAGAATACTTATCTAATATTTCATCAACATTGTTTTCGTTTATTATTTCTATTTTAAAGTTTTCTGGATTAGTTTCTATTTGAGATCTATCTACTTCTAAACCTGTTTCAGACTCTATCTCTCTAATAGCTCTATCTATTCTAGTTTGATCAGAAGCTTTTAAAACTAAATTACCTTGTTCTTCTACAAATTTAATTTTTCTTTCTCTTTCAACTCTTTCAGCTTCATTTATTAAATTAGTGTTGGCATCTGTTAAGTTTTTAATGTTTTCATTTGCTTTTTTTAAAGCTAACTCTTCAGTTACTTCTCCTTTTTTTATTTTACTTATTTCATCTTGTATTTTGTCAGAATTTTTAGCATATTCATTTAAATCTTTTTTACTTAAATTGTTTAACTTATTATATGAGTTTCTTTTTATATCTTCAATATTAGATGACTCTTCACTTATTATTTCTTCTAAAAGAATTGTTTCAGTTTCATTAGCATTTTCTAGCTTACTTGCAGCTTCATTTATTTTTTTAATAGAAACACCTATATCAGCTTTGTCAGATTGAGACATTAATCTAAGAGCTGCTGCTTCTTTTATTTCTTGAGTACTGTTTTTAAACTGAGCTACAGTTCCAAATCCACCACCAGATATACTACCAACTAAACCTTCTTCTAAGGCTCCTCTTAAACTTTTCTCCCAACTCCATTCTTTACCTAATGTTAAGTAATCTATAAAGTCAGTAGACATTCTAGTTGCTGCTTCGGAAATTCCTTCAGCAGCTGGTGCAATACCAAAATTATTAAGTATTCTTTGAAAAGCACTTTGACTAAACTCTTTAGCCGCTTTAATACCTTTAGCGTCTTTTATTAAACCAATTTTTTTACCTAAACCTCTAGTTACTAACTCAAAAGAAGCTTCTGTTGCTCCACTTAATAAAGCGTTTCCAGCTAACCTGTATATACCTTTTTTAGGATCTTTACTATACTCTTCTTTAAACTTACTACCAGCAAGGCTACCACCTAAAGCTATTATGCCACCTATACCAGTAAAAGCTGCTAGAGTAGTAGGTATAGATTCTATAGCAGCACCAATAGCTCTTTCAACTGCAAGACCCTTATTGCCCTGTTCCCAATCATCTAAAAAGCTTTCGTTTTCGTATTTTTTTTGATATTTATCAAGAGATTTTTCTACTTTATCCCAAACAAAGTTTTGCATTTGTCCTTTTTTACCTTCAGCTGCTACTAAAGCCTGACGTTCTTTGTCTGTAACATCACTAAATATTCTCAGACCAGCATCCATTAAAAGCATGTTACCCATGCTTTGCAAGTCACCTACTCCTTTAAACAAACCAGCAGTAAATTTTAAAGGACCGCTTAAATAATCTTGAATTATATTTGGATCATCATTTTCTTTTGGTAATAAACTTATGTCGATCTCTCCAGTGTCTTTATATTTATCGTAAGCTTTACGCTCAGCCATTTTAAATACACCTTTATCAAACTGTCGTTTTTTAGTTTCTATTAACTCTTTATTATTTTCAATATCGTCAGGCTTATTGTCTATAATTGTTTCTGTAAATACATCTTTTTCAGGTGAACCAGTAAACTCTTCAAAATAACTTAAAGCTGCATTTACATCTTTAGTATCATTGTATGTAGCTATAAAATCACCTAGAATATTACTATCGTAATCTTTAAATTCTGGAAAATAACTTTTAGCTTCTTCAATATCTTCAACATCATTATATGTTGCTATAAAATCGCCAAATAAAACTTCTAAATCTTTTTCTTCCATATTTACTTATACTTTAAACTTATCAAGTTGTTCTTTTGTTGGTTTAAATCCATAAGCTTCTGCCATATCTATAACTCTCTTTTTATATTGCTTTTGATAACCTGGATCATTTGGATTTGTTCTAGAATATATATCCACCCATTGATCAAACATTGCTTGATCATCTATATTTTTAAACTTAGCTTTGTTTTTATTGTAAAGTTCAGTTGTAGCTTTATAGTCTCCTAAATATTTTGACCTGTTGTCTTTACCTTTGATGTCTCCAGTAGCCATTAACATAACCACTCTAGGATCCCATGGTATATTAACATGCATCATTCTCATCATTGACTGTTGACTATCTGATAAACCACTATAAACATCTTCACCTAAATCAGTTTTTAACCCTCTTTTAGGTTGTCCTGACTTACCATAAGTTGCTCCTTTGCCATCAACTTCTCTAACTACTTGATCTTTACTATTTAAGTAAGTTTGAAAATCATAATCTTTATAACTAGGTAAACCAACAGTATCGTTTCCGCTCTTACCGCCATATTCAACTTCAGATTTTCTCATTAAATCTTCTTGCTTTTTGTTTTCAGCTGCTAAATCTCTGTTTCCTGGTGTTGTTTTGACAGGTGTATTATCAGGAGCTTGAGTGGTGTTAACATTAGAAGAATTATCATCAACTGGATCACTAACTACGATTGACGTATTAGCAACTGGTGGTTCTACTTCATTGCTACTTACTTGGTTATTGTTTTTTTTTTGATCAGCAGGGACTCTTGAGTTACCTATTGTACTATTACTAGAATCTGAACCTTGAGATCTAAAATAGGATATAGCTGAGTTATTCATGCCAAAATCTCTAGCTTTTATAGCTGTTAAGTTATCAATTTGCCCTTCGCCAATAGATATTGGCTTACTAGTTACTATATCGTATTTACCTCTACTATTCTTTTTTTCTATATAAACTTTGTTTTTTTCTATTTTACCTTCTAAATCAGGTTTAGCTTTTATTACTTCATCATAAGACATATAGGTAGTACCTTCAGGAGCTGTTTGATTTAAACTTTCAGCTACAAATTCAGGACTATTAACATCACCGAATGGTCTTGATGGATCTGGATTAAAAGACTGCTTAAACGATTCGTAGTCAGGTCCTAATAACTTAATTTGTTCTTTAGTTTCTAAAGTTAAGCTATTGTCTTTATTTCTTTTAAGTTCTTTTTGTCTTTGATACCTTCTCTCTTCAACATCTATTTTTCTAGTAAAACTTTTATTTCCAATAGCTGATTTAACCACACCATTCTCTATAACTGCTTGAGGAAACTTATCTCTAAGCATTTTATCAATTATGGCTTCTTTGGTTTTAGCATTTTGTTCTTTATTAGCTTGATATGGCTCTTCACCTCCAATAAAAGTTTGAAAAGTAGATTCATTTGTAATAGCATCTATACCAATGTTTCTTTCTAAAGCTTTCTTGTAAGCATTAGCAGCTTCAATATAATTTTTTTCCTCCTTAGTGTCAATAAATTTTCCTCTTTTTTTAATCTCTTCAATTTTAGAAGATGATATTAAATTTAATAAACCTTTTGAAGCCTCGGCATCAATAGCACTCATTTCTTTACTGTAGTCTTTAACGTAGTTTATTAAGTCAAAACCTTTTTCCTTAGATTTTATATAAGCACTACCATTGAAAACATCTTGACCATTAAGCTGCGCTATTATGTTACCATTTTCATTTATTCTAAAAGAAATATTTTTACCACCTTTTCTAGCATCATCAACAAAGTTGTAATAATCTTGTTTATTACTTTTTAAAACAGATTTATCTAAACCTTTACCACTCATTATAGCTTCTTCAAGCGTTGTTCCAGCAGCATCTATTAAACCCATTAAAGCTGGTATTTCATTAGCTATTTTATTTATTTGATTAGATTTTTTTAAATAAGCAGATCTATCTCCTTCAAACGATGCTATATCTAATCTATGTAGTTCTTCTGCCTGCGCTATTAAATCAGCTTGTAAAGAGTCTAAAGCAGATGAATCTTCCATACCTTCCATATCTGCAATGGAAGACATTATTTCTTGATTTCTTATAGCAGCAGCATTTTCAAAATCACTAACAGTCTTTTTTCTTTTATTTATAGAAGATTCTAAACCTTCTATACCAGTTAGTATATCTGCAGCTGGATTAAAAAATTCACTAGACCCAGGCCTTCTATATGAACCTACAAAGTTAGATCTTCTATCTCTATCTCTTTGATCTCTAAAGTAATCCTCTTCTTTCATAGTTTTTAAAATAAATTATTTGATAGATTTGAAGCTTGTAGCAATGCATCGATTCTATTTTGCCCAGTATTTAAATTAGTAATTCCAACAGCAGGTCTTGGTGTTATTCTTTCCATTAAAACCGAATCAGGTTGAGTTGTTGGCAGCTGTATTAAAGGGTTGTAATCACTTTGTATACCTTGTAAAGTTTCATTAGCTAAATTTGTAGCTGATAAATTAACTTCGCTTGCGGAAGGTACTGAGTTTAAAAACTGTTCCATACCTAAATTTTGATCTAATTCAGGGTTTATTAAAGCATTGGCAGCTCCACTGCCTGCGGAAAGAAGACCACCTATACCAGTAGAAAAAGCTTCAGCTCTTCTTCTACCTTCTATATCAGCTAAACCTTGTAATCTGTCTAACTGCATTTCATCTCTTCTTTCTTGAGCTTGGAAAGCAAGTCCAGCGCCTCTAGCTTTAGCCATATCAACTTGCAATTGACCTTGAGCTCTGAGTCTTTCATTTTGAACCTCTTGTTTTTCTATACTAGCTGCAATACCTTGTTTTGATTTTAAAGCTGCTTGAGCTAAAGCCGTAGCGCCACCAGCAGAAGTACCTGTAGCTCTTAATGTATCTAATGTGTTTGCTAAAGCTATATCTGCTTGCTCTGCTTGCATTTCCGCTGCTTTTGTAGCTACAGACATATTAGCATAAGGATTAGTTAAACTAGCATAAGGATTAATAACGTCTTGTCTATTTTTCTCTAATGTTCTTATGTCATCTAAAAACTTACCTTGTTCTACTTTAGCTTTATTAGCTTGACCAAGACTGATTATAGATGGAACAAGCTTAGCTGCTTGCATTATAAGAGCTCCTGTTTGATCAGAGCTTAAGTTACTTAAAAATTCTCCCATAATATTGTTTTATCTTGGTGACACTACGAATTCTGTTGAAACAGCAAACAACTCTTTAGCACCACCAAAATTAGTAGTTGTATCTGTTGACATTGTAACTATAGAAAAGAAACCTTTAATACCTGTTATAGAGTTTCCAAAATTAACTTCACCTGCTGAAACAGAAGAGTTGTTAATTAAATTAGCCACGTATTTATTATCTTTTCTATTAAATCCTATTCTATAAGGTATACCATTTTCCGTATATAAACCTTCTCCGTAACTTCGAACTGGATTAGTAGTATCTCTTGTTTCTTGAATAGTGTTATAAGAAGAACTTATATCACCTGTAACATCAGAAACAAAGCTGTCTACTTGCCAACCGTCACTTCCTTCGTACGCTATTGTTTTAAAGTTTTTACTTAAACCTGGATTAGCGTTAAATATAAAAGTTATATTTGAAGAATTTGATTGACCATAAAAGTTATTATGCTCAGCATTGTTATCATAATGTCTATATAAAATACCATCTTTAGTGGTAAATGTATTATTTTTTAAACCAAATATAGAATCAGGTCTATAAGTATAAAAAGTAGTCCAACCTTTTACACTTTCATCAAAAGCTAAAGTACTATAGTAATCACTTGTTTCATCATCTGTTTTACTACTAGAGCATCTTTGCATAGATAATATATAATTATCTTTATAATAATCATAACCGCCTTGTATTTCTTCTTTTTTATAATATTTAAATCTTAAAGCAGGTCTAAGATTTAACGATGGTGTTACGGTAAAACTAGTAGATAAAAAAACTATAGGATTTCCATTAGATGTTCCAATGCCAGTTACTTTACCTTTTTGAACAAAAGCGTTATTTACAACGTGAATAGTAAACTCTGCAATTGATCCTATTTGTATCTTACTAGTATCTGAACCATCAGCCAATTGTATATAAAAACCTAATGACTCAACATTTCCGTGTGGTATTACTCCGGTTTCTTGATCATATTTTACATTAAACGTATCTGATACTGCTACTTTAAGATCTTTAATTTTAGAAAGTTCATCTCTAAAATAATCTCTCATACCATATTGAGATATTTCTGTTAAACCATCTCTTGACAGCCTCATTATAGAGTTTCTATCTTTATCAGCAAAATACCTTCTAAAACCATAAGAAGCAAAAGACTCTGGATTTCTACTAATACCATAGTCACCTACGTAAGGAGTAACAGGACCTATAACTTTACTTGTTATAGCAGTTGTTTGGTTACCTTCAGTAGAATATATAGCGTCTTTATCTATTAAAGCTTGACTAACTTTATTTTCTTGAAATATAGTTAAATTATTATCCATAGCATGTATAAACTGTATAGATCCATTGTGTGGATCTACAGTTCTAGTTATATCTTCTGCTATAGAAAATACATTAGTTTCGTTTATGTTAGTTCTATTATTATATATACCAGAGTATACTAAACTACTAGCTCTGTATCTTACATCGTTAGAGTCTTCTTTTAAATATGCTCTAACACCTGGGTCTACTTGATTGTTGTTAAAACCACCTCTTATTCTAGACTCTTCAATAATCCATTTAGAACCTTTATCACTAACGCTTAAAAAATTATCAGGATTTACATTAGAAAAGTTTTTTATAGGATTGTATTCAGTAGGATCATAATCATCGTTGTCTTTAGGCCAGACAGGAAAGTTTACATTTTTTTTATTTCTTGTAGTTTTAAAAGGTAAGCCTGGAAAAACGCTATGATAAGTATCAACACTATTGTTAGTAATCTTATTTGTGGAAACCTGTTTTAACCAAAACGAATTATAATATTTAACTTCTAATCTAAAAGGCATTTTTTTTAATTAAGGTTTAACAACTATTAATCTAAATTTATATGGAATAGTATTTTCTCCTGGGCTTAAATTACCATCTCTAAAAGTACAAGAAAGCTCTATAATTAAACATGCTTTTTTGTTTTGACCTTCATCAGCTCTTATATCCAAATTATAACCATTTTTCCATCTTATAAAAGTGCCCATCTGTCTTCCAAAGTTAGTTGGCCCATTAAGTAAAAAAGGATTGTGTACTACTTCAACGTAATCTGAAGAGTCTAAGCCTGACGGCGGCGAATCTCCTGGATAAAAAGGCGGAATGCCAAGATCATGATCCCAACCAGTTCCACTATTTTCATAGTTATCATCATACTTACCTACTTCATTAACAAATCCAGTAGAGTGATTATAAACTCCTGTAGCAAGAGCTGTTATTTCTACATTATAATCTTTTAAACCTTTTAGTCTATCTGGCATTTCATCATCGTCAATAACAGGCCCATCACTACTATTACCACCGTTTAATTCAAATAAAAGAGCACTATCAGAAAATATAGGTGGATCAGTCATAGTACTTCCTTGCCCGCCTCCAATTGGAGCTGACGCAGGAAAATCACAAACACTTCCATTAAAGCCATTTCTAAATATTTTAGTATCGTCTGTTATAGACTTGCTAAAATCTTCATTTAACCTACTATCAGAACCGTTGGTAGTTGCAATAAATTCAGCTAAAAAAAACGAAGCTTGATTATTGTTACTTGCATTTCCATATTCACCATTATCAATTTTGTTTATAAAATGTTCTTCAACAACTCTACAAGGAAAAGAATTTATAGAAAATTCATTAGTTGGATGATTTTTCGAAAGAGGTGATCTGCCTTGCCAATTGCACAAGCCGGCGGCTGATGTAGGATCTCCTGTAAGCACATCAAAATCATTATATCTATTGTCAAATTCTGTTAAATGGCTAAAAGCAGGTCTTTTCATTAACATTATTTTTGGAGATATGTTTGTTAATGAAATATCATCTAAAACAAAAGATTTTCCAGTTTGATCACTTTCTGAAGTAGCTTTTAAAGTTAATCTAAGAGAATTACCTTCAGTTCCTGTACCGAAAAGCGGGTATATAGACTGTCTGTTTGTTTTTATTACAAAAGTAGGTTGCAAAGCTGGAAAAGATCCTTGTTCTTGTGTAGTACAAGTAAATGGACAAAGATTGCTTGTTACTAAATTAACACCTGTTGCGTTTCCACTATCGCTTACTATAAAACACTCTTCAATTTCAATAAGAACAGTAGAATCTCCTATTGTATTATTAGCAGAATCTCGAGCTTGAAAAGTGTTTGTAACAGGCTCTTCTTCTATCATTTCTTCAGTCCATTCATTAAATTGAATTGTACTTAATCTATCTATTAATACAACTTCTTCTTGATCGTCGTCATCTGGCAAAACATCTCCTATTCTACTGTTAAAATGCGCAATAGTTCCACTTGAAGACGTTTCATAGTATATATCTATTTCAGATTTTACTGGCTCTGTTTCAAATATTGTTAAAAACTTTGAAAATTTAAAACTACTTCCCACTTGCTTTGTGCTTGCGTACCCTATTCTTTGGTCTGTTTTTAAAGTGGCTACCAAAGGGTTTTTATTATTCTCTAGGTAAAGTGGATCAACGTTTCCAGTAGATCCTGGGTATATAAAAGTTTCAAGTGGATATTGAGATCTTGGATCAGCGTCCGGATCAGGATCCATGTTTAGATAATGTAAGTCAACATTTTTATATTTAGTCCAATCACCCATTTCGCCAAAGGGCCTTATATTTGTAACAGTTTGTATACCAGGTATTGTTGATTGCTCACTAAGACCTGATGTTATATCTGCTTCACTATCACTTACATTTTTAACTCTACTGTGCAGCACTACATTAGATGAATATATCTTATCTGATGGACCTACTTTATTTAAATCTCTAGGTATTTTATTTATATTATCATTAAATAAAACAACGTGAGAAACTTTATCATCTTTACTATAAGTTAAAGGTGTTACGGTGTTGTCTTCACCACCAGTACTGTAACCTGTAAATACAACGTTACCACTTAAAGAACCTGGAAAGTATACATTATAATAATCTTGCTCTTGTTGTTTTACAACTATTTTATAACTATACCAGCCTAGTGGATTTTCCTCACTCCATACACCGTTATAATCATCTGTTTTTAAAGTATCAATCTGCTCTTGAAAAATTACGTTTAAAGAGTTGCCAGGCCAAGAAAGTGGATCAACACCTCCATTAGAGTAAGGTGAAAAATAAGTTGAACTAAAATTTATTGAACTACTAGGTTCGCTATTTATTATAACATTTGAAGCTCTACCATATCTATCTTGAAGAACTATACCAACTTGGTATGTTCTGTTTTGCTTTAATGTGTGGTTAATTAACTCTTTGTTTATCGACAAACTAGTGTCTATTCCTTTTTGAGATTCTTTTACTTTGTACTTTAAAGAACTAGGTGTTTTATTGTTTTGTAAAAAATTACCATATACAACTCTATTTCCAACAATTTCTTGAGTTTTAGCTCTAATAGGAACTATATCACTTACTCTTACTATTTCTTTTTCAGGTAGTACTTTTATAGGTTTTTGAGACTTGTAACTATAATAAAATTTATTATCTAATTCTTCAATTTTAATTTTAAATCCAGGTGGTAGAGGATTTACATCTGGATTTCTAATAGTTAGTATATCTCCTATCTTATAGCCATGACCTGGTTTTGAAACGCAAAAAAACTGAGATAAACCCTGCTCTCTTGAAACAAAACCATGAACTGTACCAGGAGGACCAGTTGTAGGACCAACATCAGAATCATTACCATTAATCCAGACTGCCACTTGCATGCCTTGACCAGCTCCATTGCTACCTTCTTGATAAAAAACTGGTGTAAAATTATGTTGGTTTTGGTTTGTTATACTTTGATCGTAGCCAGTATCAAAATCTCCATCGTTTAATGGAGATACTAAAGATATTTTCTTAGGTAATCCCTGTATGTTATCTCCTTCTAACTCTACGTCAGCTATAACTTTTATACTTTGCTCGTCAGAAGCTTTATAAAGTAGTTGTATTTCTTCTATGTGTAGTTTTTCTTTTAATTCATTTGGAGCACAAGGCAAATCTATAATTAAACCGGCTGTAGTCACTTGATTTTCCATAAAATCTACTATACTAGACTCCGCAGTTCTATCAGCATCATCTCCTATAAAGTAACCATACTGCTTAGGTATAAAAGCATGTTGAGAAAAAGGTGCAATTATTGAATATTCACCGTCATCGTACTTAAATCTGTAACTAAATCTTATAAATTTTTCTTTTAAAAAGTTTTTATCTCCTGAAAACTTTCTATTATAATCGTTATTTTTACTTTGAAACTTAACAGTTATATCACTTGTCCAACCTAAAGTTGATTGAATATCACTTATTGTACTTTGATTAGAAGTTTTTAAAGTGATATCATCACCATCTATTCCTGCTAAAAAAGCTTCACCTGAAAACTCTTCACAAGTAACTTTTATATCTACGCCTTGTAGTACTGCTAGACTAATATCTCCGTCAAATAAATAATTACCTATACCTCCTTCATCACCTATACTTTCTGGAAATTTTAATTCATTTCCACTTACTGTTGCAGGAGATATTATATGAGGCGGTAGATACTTGTCTTTTTCATTTTTTAAAGTACTTGTTTTTACACCATCAGTAGACCAGGCGCCTTTTGTTTTTTCGTCTTCTAAAAAACTTATAGCCGTATATGGCGCGTACTTAGCTACAGATATATGATCTTCGTTAGAGTAATAGCTAGGATCAGACAAAGCTTTTTCTATATTTATTTTTCTAGGTTGATTTCTGTTGTCGGTCCAAAAAAGCAAGTTTTCAAGAATATTTACATTTATTATAGGGTTTAATGTTGAGAAATTTAAAAAATTACCAGAAACAAGTATAGTAGCAGTAACATTGTTTTCGTTAACAATAGTAGTATTTCCTTGTATTTGAACCATAGCTATATAGTGCTTTGCACCAGACTTTATAAAAGTTGTTTGACCGCCTACAGCTACGCCGTCTTCACCTACATTTTCTATTGAAATTTCACCTGAAGGTGAAGAAAAACTAGTATCTACAGAATAATTATTTGTTATAAAGAAAAAAATTCTATTATTTGTAGCGTCTACACAACTACCAATAATTTTTAAATTGTGATCAGTCAACCCAAATTTAGTTACCTGTATATTACCTCTAATATTTTCTAAAGCACCAACATCAGATCCTTCAGAAGTACTAATACTTATATTTTCAGCATTTCTATATTCGCCATTAGGTATTATTCTTGAGTCTAAATCTTTATTCATTTTAGACCTTAGAAAAGTATTTTTAATCTCTGGCATAATTAATGTTTAATCCATTTACCTTTGTTTCTAAATACTTGTGATATTTCTTCTATCTTAACGTTACTTAATCTTATTTTAGCATTTCTAAGAGCAGAAGATCTTTCTCTTTTGTATCTATTAATTATATATTCAGGCACATTTATTCTACTAGATAATATTCCATGAGCTATATGCATGTACATTGCTTGCTCCGCCATTTTAGGTATACATTGATTATCTACATCTGATAAACCGTCTGAAATGTACTCTAGTATTATTAGTTTATCTACTAAATCACTAGAAAAAGAAAAAGTACCAAGTCTTTCATTTATAGTAAATTTACCATTTATTTGAGCTTCTTCAGGTTGTAAACCATATCTTCTACCTAATAAAAAATCTTTTCTAGGATGTCTATAGTCTTCTGGTGAAAATTCATTTGTACTAGAGTTTTCAGCCCAACTTTCTTCAGTTATAGACTGGTTAGAATATTCATTATCACCAAACTCATCTTGATTTATAGATCCATCAAAATCTTGTATTGGCATTTCTAATGGATTAGAAGTAACTCTTGTAGGATATATTATATGCTTAGCTCCAGCGTCATCAATCCAACAACATTTAACATAATTAACATAGTCTTGTGGTAGTGCTAAAGATAAACTAGGAGGTATTGTAAGTTCTTGAGATTTTATAGACTTTAAAGTATCATAAGAAAACTCTTGTAAACCTCTTTTAGCGTGAAACATAACATCAGTTCTTTTAACACTTTGTATCAACTTGCCAACACCTACATAACCAACTATAAAGTTATTAACTATATCATCCATACAGATAGAAGAATAATCTCCATAATTAGTGTCTACAGCACCTTTCTTTAATTGTATGTATAAATTACCTTGTACATAACGTTCTTTACCAAACTTTTCTTTAGCTTCATCCTTAAACGCTGATATATTTTGTGAACTACCACCAGTAGCTTCAACTGCAGAAAAAAGAGATTTTAAACAAGAATCCCAAAATCTAGATAATTCTTGGCTTCCACTATTACGATCAGTTCTCAATCCTAAGTATCTTTCGTTTTTAGTTAAATTAGAAGCTACAAAAGAAGCCACTTCAGGTACTTCAATAAAACCTTGAGCAAGTACTTCTCCAAAGTCAGAAAATTCAAAAAAAGGTTGAAAAAATAAAGTATAATTAGAACTTTGTTTTATTTGGTTTAAACTTTTAAAACCATAAGCACTTATTGGTTTAGTGTCAAAATCCCAAGATTTAATTAATATATAGCTAGCGTTTCCAGGAGGATTTGCAAAAGTTCTTTCACCCTCTTGATGAGAAGAGCCTAAAAGTTTTGTATTCTCATAACCTATTCTAGTTAAAGTTGATTGACCTGCGTAATATTCAGAATTAGTTTCTTTTAAATGTGCCATTTTTTAAGATTTTTCGTTTACTTCTTCTTGTTGTATTTTTTGAGCAGCAACTTGTACTATAGAAGGATCTCTTATTATTATACCTGAATAAGAAAGTATATTTAATATAACTTCAGTTTGCTCTGAGTTATGTAGTTCAAAATCTGTTTTTCCTTGAGTAGTGTTAGATAGTAAATTAGAAGCGGAAATTGTTAAAGTAAAACTACGACCGCTAGATCCAGGAACTTTAAATGTTAGAACATCACCTTCTTTATATCCAGATCCTGATGCTAATACTTGTAAACTTGCTACACTAGCACCATTATTATTTACAACTATATCGTAACTAAATAAAGCTCCAGACCCATCCGTTCCAGTTCCAGCGTCACTTATAGATTCTATACTTATATTTTGGTTTAATCCGGTTAAATTAGTGTTGTTAACTTGATCTGTAATACTTGATATTTCACCTAAATTCAAAGCTCCTTTTAAAAAATCAAAATCTGTAAATATATATTGTCCTAATTCACCTACTTTATAACCCCACCTAATATCAGACGGTTTTTTAAGGTATTGTACTTTTATTTTATCTAAAAAAACAGGGTTATCAATAGGAGTTATTTCTAACTCTGGAAAAAATGTAATATTGTTATTTTCGTATATGTATATTGGATTTTTAATTGTAGGTGTTGTAAGAGGTGATTTTCTTATATTATAAAGTTCAGCTCTACCTACTCTTTGCATTTCTACAGGAAGTGATCTTAAACTACCAAAAGTCGTATTCTTTTCATAAGTAATAGAACCTAATCTGTATAAGTCTTCTGGTAAAGCAAATGTGTTGCTTGTCCAAGCTATTTCTTTTTCAGTTTTAAATTCTGCAATTTTTTCATCTGTAATAGCAATACGATCAGAATATTCCATATCACTTTGAGGAATACGAACTTGCTGATTCAAGTCTTCAAAATATCTTTCAAATATTTTTCTTTGAACTTGAGTAGCAGTCTTATTAAACTCATCAGGTGTCATATAACCACGCTGTTCATTGTTTAATATAAGTAATACTGTTTTATATACTGTATCTACGCTTATTGCCATTTTAATATTTTTAAAAAAAAGGGTGGCGTAATACCACCCTAGTTTATTATCACTTGTTATTTAAGCTTTTTATCTATTGTTTTGTAAACCTCAACTCCTTCATCTGTTTTAAACCAAGCGGCTAAAGCAGAGTATGGATTTTCATCAAAAGGTACGTTCATTAGTTTACGGCCATTACTAGCCCAAGAGAAACTTCTTTGATCTTGAGATAAAGATATTATATTAGCTTCAACAGCTCTAATACCCATATTTCTAAGACCTACATTTTCATCATTAGCTAGCTCTATGAATAATTCTGGATTACTTTTAGCTAATAACATTAAATCTCTTTTAAGCTCTTTAGAACTCATCTTAGATACTCTAGAACCTTGCTCAACTCTTAATATAGCTTCAGCTTGATCAATATCCATAGTCATAGCAGCGTTCATAGCTTCTACTTCTAACTCTAAATAATCAAGATCATCTACAGCTTCTTGTACTTCATCTCTTTCAGAATATAATTTATTTCTGTTTGGATGATATAATGAAAGCATTTTCTGCAAAGCAACATCTGATTTAGGTACCATAAGTACACCATCTTCAAATACTATATGACCTAGTGTTACAGGTCCTTCTTGCTCATCTACAAAAGGGCTTCTCATATTTGTAGCATATCTTAACTCTCTGTTATAACCTTTTTCTTCATCGAAGTACATTAAAGGTTTTCTCATTGAGTGTCTTGAGTTTATTCTAAAAGTTAAAGGTGAATTACCATTTAATAAATGATAATACCTGTCTTTAATTTCCCAAGTATCTTTTTTTACTTTAGGTTTCTTTTCTTTTGTTTCCATAATATAATATAATATAATAATTAATAAAGACCCCGCCGAAGCGGGATCTTACTGTTTTTTACGCAGAAGCAGCGAGAACTGAAGTAATTGATTTACCTGCGTTAGCTTCTATAGCAGGTCCTTCTAGATTTCCTTGATACGCAACTAAAGCAGCTCTAATGGCCTCTTTAACTGTGTTTCTGTCTCCAGAAGTTGTTACTTTAACTTCTACTTTATTTTCGTCACCAACATAAACTAAGTCTATATCCTGATTAGTAGATCCATCTATAACTAGTTTTACGTTGTCAGCAGCAATAGCATGAACTTTATTGTTAGCGTCTGTGATTTTTAAATATCCCATAATTTCTAATCTTTAAAATGTTAATAATTATACAGTTGACTTCATTAACACGAAGTTATTAGCCCCTTGTACACAAAGACATCTTTCAGATAAGAAATGGATCTGCATAGCATCTAAACCAGTTGTAGCAGCTCCTACAGAACCAACAACCCAAGTTTTCATTCTTCTATCATCAGCTTCAGAAGCTCTATATCTTACATGTAAGAAAGGTCTTCTAATGTTTGAACCTAATAGTTGATCGTAAACTGTAGATGTTCCAGCAGGTATCATAACACCGTCTATGTCTCCAATGTTTCCTCTAGTTGAAAAATCATTTAGATATTTCCAGTCAGTTTTGTAGAAGTCATAAGAACCTCTTCTAAAACCAGAGAAACCAAAGTTAAGTGCCATATCTTCTTCATTGTTAAATAAACCATAAGAAGCAGCTCCAGTAGACGCGTATGATCCGTTCATTGCAGCAATCATATCGTCAAAATCTAAAGCAGTTCTTCTTGATAAGAATAACATGTTTTCTTCAATAGCACCTTGAGTATCTAATTGCTTAAGAATAGTATCAAAATCTCCTAATGCACCAGCTCCAGGAGCAGCAGCACCAGCAAAGTCATTATATACATTACCTCTTTCTTCGATAGCAGCAAATAAACCTTCAGAACCATCTACAGAAACACCACCATTAGCACCTTTTTTCTCAGCTTCAACCATTGACATTTCAAGATAATCTTCAAAACGTAATCTAGTTTCAGACTCAGCTTTTAAGTACCATAAGTACCCAGACTGTCCAGCTTCAGTAGCAACTTCAACCCAACCAATTTGAGCAGTGTCAGAGCCACTTACTTCGTAATAATCTTTAATAATTATTGGCTTATTTGAAAACTGCGTAAAATCAGGTGTAATAGCTACAACTCCAGAAGTTGCTACAGTACCGTCACCACCAAGTTCCATACCTACAGTTCCTTTTTTAAATTCAGAACCATATACAAAAACTTTAGCATCTGATGCCTCAGCAATATCAGATAAATTAGCTACTTTGTATGTTGCTACAGTTACTGTTGCTTTAGGTCCAGCTTGTATACCGCTAACATCTGTTACTCTAGCTTTTATTGTTTTTAAATTAGAAGAAACTACAATAGTAGCACCTTTTCTAATAGCACACTCTTTACCAGTTTCTAAAGGAACTTCAATAGTAGTATTTGAATTAATATTACAATTATTATAAGCGATGTGTAATCTATTCTGCTCAGACCAAATTATTTGATCAGATTGCATTGGCATTTCAGCGCCTACCATTCTCAAGAAACCTTGTAATGTACGGTTTCCGTATCTTTCGACCTCTGCTTCATACAATTCAGGAAGATATTGTTGAGCAAAAGTATTAGTGTCTCCAGCAGCAGAACTATTAAACGCCAAATAGTTTGTTTGTAGCGCTTGTTTCTTACCGGCTGGAATTAAACTTGGAGGAAAAGCAGCATTAGCATTTCCCGTGTCTAAAAAACCCATAATTTATTGTTTTAAGTTATTTTTTTATTGATTTTATTTTTAACTTAGAACTATTTGCACCACTTATTGCTTTTACTCTTAACCCGTTAATATAAACATCACCAGTAGACGTAGCTCTTGGTTTGTTATCTATATTTTTAGATTTAGCCATCATATCTTTAATAGCATCGGCTTTACCTTGCTCATAGAAATGATTTGCTATAGTATCTGCATTTTGTGCTGCATAAATAGCTTTATGATAACCTTTAAAATCTTTAACTTCACCTTTGTTATCTAAGAACTTCCCGATTAGGTTTGTAAGATCTGATTGATTATTAGCAACAGAATCTTTATCACTAACTCCATATCTAAATTTCTTTTCACTTAAGTTAAATTCAAAACCTTTGAATTCTTTGTTAAAGAAATTTTTAGTATTAGATTTAAATCTATTGTGTTGCTCTTGAACCATTTTTTGTTCTTTGTTATATCTATTGAAAAAGTCAACAGCTTTTTGTTGTTCTTGAGTAACGCCCGGTCTCAACTTGATCTCGTCGTAATATTTACTCTTTGTTTCTTCCAAAAAGTTTTTGGCTTTAGCAATTTCTTCTTTAAAAGCGAGCTTCTTTTTTCTTATATCTCGCTCTTCATCCAATTCTTCATCAAAAGAGAAATTATCTTCCATTATAAAGCTAATTTCTTCTGAATTTAAATGTGGCTTAGTTCTTTTATAATATTCTCTTAATAAAGTATCGTCGTCTACATTTGAATAATCTGCATTTAACCTAACGTAGTCTTCAACAGTTCCACCTGTTTCTTCCATAAACTTAACTAGTTTTTCTATATTTTCTGGTAAGTTTACTTCTTGTTGTTTAGTTTCTGCAACTGGTTCTTCTGTTTTTTCTTCTTTAACCTCTTGCTCTTGTTCTGTTATTTCTTGTATAGGAGATTTTACTTCTTTTTTCTCTTCGGTAGGTTTTTCAGTTGTTTCCTCGACGTTTTCTTTAGAAACTTCTTCGCTAGTTGAGGATTCGTTGCGAACAAGTACTTCATCTGTTGTTTGCTCTTGAACGGCATCTTCTTTTTTTTCTTCTTGTTTTTTAGATAAATCTACTTTTATAGGTTCATCTTTTTTGTTTAGTTTTCTTGGTCTACCAGGTTTCTTTTTTATTTTAAAGTCACCTTCTTTTTTTACTTCTGACATAATATAATATAATAGTTAATAATTATCTAGGGCTAAATTGCTCTAGTCCAAACCCACCTAATGTATCGTTTCCAGCAGATTCAAAATTTTTAGGTAATAAATCATTTTTTCTTTGATCTATTAATTCTGATTGTTGAGTAGCTTGTATTTTAGTTCTTTCGTCTTTACGATCTTCTTTGAACTCTTCAGCTTGTCTTTTAGCTTGACCTTGAGCTTTGGCTAACTGCATATTGTAGTTAAACTCTTGTTCCATTAACTGTGTTTTAACTTGAGCTTCTCTTTCCATTTTTTGTATTTCAAAATCAGATTTAGCTTTTTCAAGTTGTATTTTTTGCTCAGTTATTATTTGTTGTTTTTGAGATTCTGCTAAAGCTGCTCTTTCCGCTGACTTAGCATTTGCATCTGCTTGAGCTTGTATATTGGCTTGCTGTGCTTGTTGATCTTTAGCTTGTTTATCTTTTCTACGCTTTTTAAGCATTTGATTAGCTAACTTTAAGTTGTTAACTTGTCTTATATCTATAGCGTCTTCAAGGTCTATTTGATTTGATTTTAAAGCTATTTGTATGTTTTGCTCAAGAACTTGCTTTTCTTCTTCATCCGGTTCTAACTCTAAAAATATACCAAAGTCATGCATGTTAACTGTTGAAAGCTCATCTAAAGTTCCTACATTATATCTTGATATACTAGATTTTAAACTTTCTTTTGTTAAAGGAAACATTAAAGCGTCAGCTATTCTAAGTGATATATTTTCACAAGTTCTAAGAGTTAAGTATAAGCTAGCTTGTAGTATATGTCTAGTAGCAACGTTAGAGCTAGCAGCGGCTAATTTTTGTAAACCAACCAAAGACTGCTTATCTGGAAGTGTACCATCTCTAGCCTCATTTAATCCGGTTACATCTCTTATCATCTTTAAATAATACTCGTAAGTTTGTATAAGAGACTGTATCTTACCCATACCATTTGAAGTAGAAAGTTCTTGTATTGGAACTTTTCCTGGATTCATACCACCGTCTTGAGTCATAGAACGACCAACAATACTACCAGTTTGAAAATACATATTTAAAGCTTCAGCAGGGTTATAGTTAGTTCCATTACCAAGATCTACCTCTGCTAAACCATCTATATCCATATAAACACCATCAGGTACCACTCTTGACATTACCTGTTGAAGTTTTAAATGAGTTAGCTGTATCATATCTGCAAATCCAGTTATTCTACTAACTACAGATTCTATTCTACCTTTGTAAAGTCTTGGAGCTACTATATTGTAGTTCATGTTAACTTTAACAGTATTAGAATTTGGCCTTGTCATATTTTCACAAAGCTCCCACTTTAACATTTTGTTATTACCTAATATTTTAGCTCCGCTGTATAAAACTTCTATTGATCTAAATGCTTTTTTAAACGACTCGTTTTCAGGTGGATTAAAGTTATCTGTTTTTTCTAAAGCTTTTTCAAGTCCAGAAGATGTTTCTTTTATTTTAAACACCTGGTTGGTATAAGTCTTGTATTCAAAATATAAAACTTGGTAAACATCGTCATTGTAAGTGCCACCATAGTTTCTAGTATAATTTTGATTACCAGGATATTTTTGTATTTCTTTTAAATCTTCTGCCGTTAGATAAGGAAATTGTTTTTTAATCTCAGGCAAACTAATTGATTTTACTTCACCTACATAATATAAATCTTCAAAGTTTGGATCTTCAGTATAAGAATAAACTAAACTAGATGGATCTACGTAATCAACTGTAACGCCTTCTGATCTATTAAAACACGTTTTTACAGCTGCTATCCCTAATATAGTTAAATCTTGGTTTAATCTTCTTCTTACTAAATCGTACTTATTATTAGCTAAAACATTATTAATAACTTCTTCTTCTGCTATTTCAATAGATTCTTTATAATCCATTTGCATGTGAAGCTGTATATCATCATCGCTTTCCATTTGTAGACCGATCTTGCCTGTTTTAGCAATGTCCATACCAGTAAGCCTTTTAATGTTATTTATAACATCTTTTTGCATCATGTCGAACTGTATGCCTTCAGCATATTTAGTTCTTTTTAATATTGATTTAGGATCTTGAGCAAAAGCTTTTATTTCATAGTTTCTTTGAGACATACCGTTTACAACGATGTCAACAAATTTAGGTATAACAGGAACTGGCTTCCAGTCTAAATTTAAATAAGATAAATCACCATTTATAGAAAGTTCATCTTTATATTTTTGTATGGGCTGTTCACCTCTAGCATATAATCTAAGTCTATGAAAGTTGTTATAGTTAGTATTGAAACGATCGTAAGTGCTTCTATCATTTCTAAACCACTCACCTTCAATAGCTCTAGCTACTTGTAAACCATATTCTAAAGTAGCTTTTTCGGCATCTGAAACAACTTGATCAGGAAATGAACTGTTATAATTAGTATTTATCATTTATTTATTTTTGAAATATAACCACTGTTATCATATTTTTTAATGCCTAAGTACATTGATTTTGTTTGTCTTTTTGCAACTGGAATATACCTGTTTTTATTACAGGCCATTATAGCTAATCCAGAACTAATAGAAGCATCATGCTTTGTTCTATTGTTAATGTCGAATTTAGCCCAGTCTTCTAATGTTTTTTGATGATACATATTACCTATAGAGTTTTCTAAATTACCAACGTATTCTTCTATATAAGACTCAATAGCAGCTGCATGCGCTTGCTTAATATCTTCGCTAGTGTTTGGTATACCACCTATTTCTTTTTCAGTTGTAGACAGCTTATTCCAAACTCTATCTGGTCTATTCATACTAAAACCTCTATAACCTCTTCTTTTTAAATAGTATAAAAACCTTGGCTTGTTATTTTCAGCAAGTATTGGCATACCGTAAAAAACTAAAGCCATTAAAACTTCTTCAAAAAATATTTCAGCAGTTTGTGGTCTAGCTATATACTCTAAAAAGAAATGATTTGGCGGAGCGTTTTCCATAGAAAACTTAGTCAGTCCATGAAGAGATCCGTTAGATCCTTTACCATCAACAGTACCAGAAATATCATAGCTATCGAGACCAAATGCTCCAACGTGTTCATTTCCAGGATATTTAACACCGTTTTTTAATATTACTTTGTTTTGTAAATTTTTAGATGGTATCCAAGAAACTTTAAATCTACCATCTTTATTAGGTATAAAACTTACTTTTGTATCTTTAATACCATTTTGCCAAACAAAACTACCTTTTGTTATAGTTGATAAATTATTAAACTCTTCGTTATAATCTATTTGTTCGTATATTTTAGTTAAGTTAAATATACTGTTTTTAGTTTCATCTCTAAAAGCATGTTGCTCTGTTCTTGGAAACTGTCTATAGTATTCGTTTAAACTATCTTGATCATGCTTTAATCCTTCTACTTCATTTTCCCAATGCTCTATTACTCCGACTTTAATTTCAAAACCATCTCTTCCGATTTTTTTATTTTCCGGCGTAGTGAATACAGGCAGTCCAAAAGTATCCATGAATCCTTCGTAGTTCCACTCCATAGGGATGAAAAAAGAATAGAGGCCAGTAGCTGTTTGTCCGTTTTTATTTCTTTTTGTAACGTTTGAATCGTAGTATAATTTTTTGAAGTTGTTTCCACCTTTATCTAAAGCGTTTGAAGTTGAGCCCATCATACACTTGCCTACTATACGTCTTCCTAGTCTTAATGTAGTTTTTGTAACCCTCCAGTTGTTTAATATATTGTCTGGTCGTTCCCATTTTCCTGATTCGTCGTGTGCTAATAATTTTAATTTCTCACCATCGTAAGAGTTGTCCCCCGTATTTTTCCAGTCTATAGTTGTGTCAAGACCTTGTAATTCTTTTAATTGTTCGTTTGTTTCTAGTTTACGCCTAGTAAGCTTTGAAGCGGGCACTCTATATGCCAGTTCGGTCTTTGGACGGTCCATACCGTCTTGGATTGGTTTGAAGAAAAACGGATAGTTAACGGATATTGGTACAACTTTATCTGTAAACATCTTCTTAGCATCTGCTCCAGACTTCGAAAGAATACCGAATCTTGCATCACTAGATATTGTGGCTTGGTTAACAAGCTCAGCTGAGGACATAAAAGAAAATCCACTCCGTCTGTTTTTAAGATAGCACATTCCATAACATCTATCATCTGCCTTGCATGCTTCCCAAAATATGAAGAAGAGTCTATTTGACTCTCTATAATCGGGAGCTCCGACGTCGATCTTTGACCATTGCAAATACATGTAATGAGAACCAGTGATATAAGTAGGCTTACCGTTATTAAAAAACCAGTAACCGTCTGATCTACGTTTAAATTCTTCATCTATATAATCGTACCATTTTTCTTTAAACTCACTTGGGTATTCATCCCAATCAAATCTACTTTTTATTCTTGCTAGTTCTTTCGGGTATTCTTGCCTTTCCCAATATTGTTCCTCTTTTCTTTCGCTTCGTTTAAACGGTTCATAGACTGCTGGTAAAGCAATCCTGAGATTTTGTATTTCAATGATCTGTCCAATCTTGCCTGTTTTGCTTATTACTATAAAATCGTAGTCTTCGTTGTAACCATATTTCCACTTTTTATTTTTATTTTCTTTTTTTAAAAGCTTTTCGTTTACAACTTCTTTTAGTTCTTTATATAAAGTTTGATTATATTTCACTTGCTCCTCCCTTCGGCAAAGCCTCTAAAAGATCTTTCTTGTTTTTTAACAGTAACGTTATTTAATATATCTTCTTCTTCTTGAATACGAGTTAGTATTTCAAAAGCATCAAATATAGCTAACTTTTTAGTTGCAGCTGCATTTTTAAGTCTATCTGCTGTAACATCTTCGCCTGTATCAACAATAGGTTCTTTTGCTACTTTTATTAACTCATCAACTGCTTTTCGCCCAGCTTGGATTATTTTCTTTTTCGTCTCCTTCGTATTCATGAGTTATAGCTATATCATTAGATTTCATACAATAAAGGCGTTCACCTTCTATAATAAATTCAAATTCAGAATATGGTGTAAAAACAACAAGATCTCCAGATGTTAATCCTACGGCTTCTAAGGACTTATTAGAGTATTTTAGTATACCAAAATGCTCTTGCTCTTTACTGTTGCTTAGATGTGATTTATTTAATATTGGCTTTACAAAACAATAATCTAAATGTGGTTTTAAATTATACATATAAATTTGATCTAAGCTACAAAAATATAATTCATCTTTAAAAAAAGTAGATGAATTTTTCTCTCTACCTTTCATATCATAATATCTTCTAAAAACATTATGATGTACATAAACTACATCTCCAATATTAATGTTTGTGTCAAAAGCAGCTGGAGTAGATACAACAACTGCTTTTTTACTTACAAACTTGTGATCTTCAATACTAGTATTTATAATAAGTTCTTTATCATTTATTTTTTTAATATTATTATACCTTTTGTCGTAAGGTTTAATAATAAACTTATAAAGACTTTTCATTAGTATTTTAAATCATACTCTACAGCTATAGCCATATTTGAGTTAAATCTTTTCCATGGAAGAACTTCGTTATTTTTTTTTATATAAATAGAATATTCTCCGCTTTTTTCATTGTTTAATATGTCACATATAGTATGACCGCCGTAAACTTCTTGACCTACAGAATAGTGCATTGCGTCATTTTTGTAATCAGAGCCAATACTAATTTTTCTAATTACATTATTCATCTTCTTTTTCTATTACTGTGTAAGTACCATCTTCTACATTTATATTTATAGGACCGTACTCTTTTTCAAGTTCGTTTTTAAATTTTTCTATTTCTTCATTAACACCACCTAGTTCATGAAGAAGTCCATGTTTTTGACTTTCTAAATAACCTAATTGATGTAATATACTATTAACAGCTTCTTGATGTTTATTTATTTTTTCTAGCTGTTCTTTTTTTATTTTATTTTTCATTTAATTTAATTTAATTATTATTTACTCAGGCTCTGGCGGCGACCACTCTGGAGTTGCCATTAAAGCTAAAGTTTCTTCTTGATTCATAATATCACCTACAATAGGTAAACTACCATCTGTGATAAATGAAGGTGTTGTTATCCACGAAAGTAAACCTTCTGTATTAGCTAAGTTTCTTCTCATTGTTTGAGCAGAAGACTGATTTACTTGTGAAAATAACACTTTATTTGTATTTTGTAAACTAATTACTGCGTATTGTCTCATTTTTTTATTTATTTAGTATTTTTAAGTAGGTACATTTCCAGTACCTGATACTCTAGCTTCAACATCCATTCCATAACTTACAGCATTAGCTGTGCTATATGGAGCTTCTCCTACTATATTATCTACTCCCATTCCATCACTTAAACCATTACCAGATGTTCCAACTCCATCTACTATTGCATTTTCTGCTGGTCCTGCGTTTGAACTTATTCCGTTGTTACTTCCTTTTTCATCTAATACAAACCATTCAGTGCCTCCAGCTCCTTGTGAATTACTACCTACAAAACTCATATTCTCACCTAATTGCCACCAGCTAACTAAGTTTGAATACGCTGTATGATTTTTTAAATTTCCTGGCTTTCCTTGATTGTAAAGCTGTTTAATTTCTTGAGGTGTTAAAGTTGAACTCCAAACTGATGCGTTTGAAAGTTCACCGTTAAAATACACACCTGCGTCCGGCGATACGTTTCTTGCGCCAATTGAAAAGTTAGCACTACTTTGCATAGTTGCGGTAATATTTGATTGGCCATAGGAACTTATAGGAGTTGGGCTTGAATTAATATATAATTTAATACCACTAAAAGATGAACTTCCATCATAAGTAAATGCAATATGATACCAACCTGTAGTTGAAACGGCGTATTGAGCTGTTTGACCCATAAGTTTATTATTACCACTGTTTATTAGTATAACTCTAATTGCGTAATTAGTTATTTGTTGTATTGCCCAACCAGTGTAAGGAGAAGAGTTTAATTGTTTTCCTAGAAGTTGAAGTGCACTTCCGTTTACTTTAAAATTTGCCCACACTGAAGCACTAAAAGAGTCAGTTCTTTCAAAATTTAAAGTACTAGAATTTGTACAATCAACGTAATCACCACCATCAAAACTTAAAGCAAACCTTGAATAAGGAGTTGTTATGTTTAAGCTAGATTGAACTAGATTGTTTCGTGTAAACTCATTACCCCACTGAGTCCAAGTATCAGAAACCGCATTGTTACTGTTAGCGCTTAAATCTGGTACAGTCCATGATCCTACTAGACCTGCCGTTGGATCAAAAGTACTTTGCGCATCAAAAGCCCAAAAACCTTTTAAATTATTATAAGAACTTACATTTACTGGAGTTCCATTATTAAATAAAGAAGTAACTGATTGTGTGCCAGTTTCTGGTAAAGCAGCATCAAATACTGAAAAATTTGAAAGTTGTCCTTTAAATTCATCAGCAGAGTTTCCAGAAGTTAATTTTCCTATTATAGTTTGGTTTTGTGTTAAAGTTATAGAACTTGGAACAGTACCACCAGCAGCGTAATTAGAAGACGAAACAGATACAAAGTTGCCACTGTCAGCATTCCCGTAAAGTATCATCTCTGTTCCTGTATAAACAGCTGTTATATTAATCCATCTATTAATTGTAAATAAACGGTCATCGCCAGTTAGATTATGTTCTGTTGATAGCGTATAAGAATCTCCACCCCCACTACAATTAAAAACTAAAAAGCCATTATTATTTGTAGAAATTGTAATTTTTTCAGTATTAGCTCCTGTTGTGTCTTTATTAAACCAAATACTTCTTCCGTTAGTAGTTTGGTTTATCCACATGCTTATAGTAAACGCTGAATAACTGTAGTCTTCACTTATAATAAAACCTTGATTGTAATTAGCACTATTTATTTTAAAATTATAATCTTGCAGAGCACCATTATTAACTAAATACTCTGAACCGTTAAAAGCTGCATAATCACCTATTGGGTAGTAAGCTTTAGGCTTTGGAGTTAAAGTCATTGGATTGCCAACGCCATTAGTAGAGTTGCCATATAAAGAATTTACATCATCTTGTAAAAGAGCATAATCAAATATTGCAACGTGGTCTAATTTTCCATCTAATTTGTCTGTAGAATTTTTTGCTAAAAAAACATTAGTAGAGGTGTCTTGAAGTAATGTACCATCATAACTTTCTGTATCTGTTTGAATTTGACCATTTAAATAAAGTTTAATGTTAGTACCATCCGCCACAGCTATGACATTATACCAAGTGCCTGTATTTACGGTTGAGTCTGTAAGTATTTGTTTACTTGTGCTATCGCTTTGTGCTATTCTAAATCTAATTTTAGAAGTATTGTCAAGGCTTATCATAAAAGGCATGTCTACTGATGTGCCTACTCTCTTTCCGACAATGCCATCATAGTTTCCTAAAGAATTAAAATTTACCCAACAACTTAAACTTATAACGCTGCTAGGATTTATAAATGATCCGTTATTCAATTCTATACACTCTGTCCCGTCAAAGCTCATACTGTAATTAGATGCTTTGTTGTTGTTATTATTTGAGCCGTTCCAGCTACTTGGCATTCTCCAGTTACGATTGTAAAATTCTGTACTCATTTACTCTCCCATTTTATACCAAGCAACTAGGTTACTAGAGCTTGCATGTGTTAAACTTGTTAGATCATTAGGTTTTCCAGAGCCACTTTGTTGTTCATTAAATATCTCTGTAATTGCGTCAGTGCTAAGAATTGTATTCCAAGCTGAAACTTCATCTACGTTACCTTTAAAATGCCTGAATCCAGGATTTACTGCTCCTATATATAAATTACTTGTTAAAGGGCCGAAGCTATTTAAAAGTTTATTTGATATTTCAGGTGTAGAATTTCCATCAACATAAATGTTTACAACAGTTCCTGCTGAATCATACGCATAAGTTGCAATAATATTATGCCAATTGTTATCTCCTAAATCAGTTGTACCATACGTAATTCCTCCAACACCTCCTTGACCTTGAACAGATAAACGAGAACCAGCTAAATTTTTATAAATATTTATAGCACTGCCATTAGGATAAACCGCTGCTTTAACTCCAATTGGAGAATAACTTATATAGTTAGTTAAATCAGAATTATTCATTTTAATCCAACAACTTAAAGTTAAGTTAGGAACTGCTGTGTGTCCTAAATTCAATCCAGTTTCAAAATAATCATTTACTCCATCAAAAGTAAATGAAGAAGTTGAAGCATACGCAGCGACTATTTCTATAGATATAGTTGTTGTAGTAGAACAAGGACTTGGGCTAGTGTAAGAAATACTATACGTATCTATATCTGAGTTAGATAAATTTATTTTACCATTATCAGGGCTATTTGAGTCTTGAGTTATAGATAAACTTCCACTATTAGAGCTACTGTATGTGAAGGTACCTCCAGTTAGAACACCTGAATCAAAAGTTGGTGTAGCATAGCCAGATTGTTGTAAACTACTATTTCCATAATTAAAACCAGATGCTTTATCTGCTACTATTTCAAAAGTAAAACTAGCAGACGAACCACTTGCAGTATATGAAATAACATATTCACCTACTGTAGAAGTGCTAGGTGTTATCACACCACGACCATCTATTGATAAGCCACTAGGTGTAACACTAAATGTTCCACCTGCAGGGCTTTTAACACTAGGAGTAACATCTCCATCTTGTTCACAAGCACTAGAAAAAGGATAGTTTAAAGAAGCTCCTGATTCTCTTAAATTTTTAAGCGTTGGTATTGGCGATCCTATGCCTAAATAACTCATTTTAGTAAAGCGCTATTACATCGTTGTCACTTATATCAGCACCGCCGTTATCTTCAACACCTTGTATTATTTCTTTAACTAACACAGGCATGAAAGTTCCAGATGGAACGTTTTTAAAAGTTACTTCAAAATTACTTTCTGTTTTTAATTTTAATGTAGATAATTTTTCAGCTATATATAAACAAGCGCCTCTCTCTGTTGTACTAGGTAAATCTATATTAGATACATTACCTATAAAAGCATCAGGTGATGAGTAAGTTTCAGTTGCTGGTTGAACTTTAAGCCCTACAGTGTAAGCTTTACCAAAAGGATTGGCTTTTGTAGTAGCTGTGCCTGTTGTTTGTCTTATTATTTCAAAACTTTTAACAGCTGTATTATTTGGATAAGTATCAAAAAAATCATCACCGCTATCTTTTATTTCTATTTGTCCTCCCATAGTATACCCATGAGTCGCACACTGGTAGAATATGATATCGCCATCTGAAAAAGTGTTTGGCACAGTATAGGTTACTACTCTATCTACACCTGCTCCAGTTGTTTCAGTTACTACCACACCATCTGAAGGTCCTAAAGCAGCACCACCTTGAGTTGAAGAAAACTCTAAATCATGAGTATCGTTTGAACTAGCTTTTTGATAAAATGTATAAGTTTTTCCTTTTATCAAAACTAATTTATCAGTTCCAAGTTGTCTTCCATTTAAATAAAACTGTTGACTACTTTGTGCTTGAACATTTATAATATCTTGTTTGCCAACTGAAGTTACTTTCAATTTAGCAGCAGCACCACTAGATGGTGTATTTAAAGTTATTTCGTTTCCAACAGCGTAACCATAACCACCAGAATCTATTGTTATACCATTATTTGGATTTATTGCGCCAATAGCCACTGGTATCGCGTCGTGTGCAAACATTCTTACTTGAGCGGCCTGATTTCCTTGTACACCTTTCATTTTTTTATTTTTTGATTTTTGTAATTTTTTCAGCACCTCTAGATCCAAAGTATGCTACATAAACTGTTATAAGTAAAGCTTCTAATAATGAAACCCAACCTTGTTTAATTTCTAATAGCACTGTTGAATCTAGTACTATAAATATTGTCATTGATAAAGTTAGAAAAATAAGTGTCATAGGTCTTGTATTTTTACTAAGCCATGAATCACTTTTCATATCGCTTTCCCACCTTCTTGAAATGTTATCCATTTCAGCTAATTCTTGTTCTAATATTTTTAAAGCCATTTCTTTATCTTCAGGCCCAATACTAGAATCACTTGATATAAGATTTTTTACTATTCCAAGACCACCTTTATCAGGTAATACATCTCCAATAGTTTCAAGTATTTTAGGGGCTTTGTTTTTTAGAAAAGCCCCTATTTTAGTTTCTTTAAATTTCTTTTTACTCATTTGCAAGTTCCACCATATTTAGCAAGAGGGCTATTACCCTTTACAGTCATAGGTGATATATCTTGTCCATACATTTTATATGGAGAACCACCCATTTTATTTGGAGAGTGTCCCATTTGATTTGGAGACATTTTCATTTTATTCGGTGAATGACCCATTTGATTTGGAGACATTCTCATTTCACTTGCTGCTTTTTCACCTGTTACTTTTTTTACCTCACCATTTATAGTAAAAGTGTCTTTACCGGCATCTATAGCTTTTTGTCTTTCAAAAAAGAACTTATTTGATTCCATAGGTGAGTTCATTTCCATAGCTGACTTCATTTCCATTGGAGTTCTCATTTCCATTGGGTTTCTCATGTTCATAGGTGATCTCATATCCATAGGTGATCTCATATCCATAGGTGACCTCATTTCCATAGCAGATCTCATCTCCATGGAAGATCTCATTTGAGGCATTGCTTTTTTATTTTTATTTGGCATAATTTATTTTTTATTATAAGCTTCTTTCTCCCACCAAGATGATGGAGAACCGTCTACTTTGTTACTTCTTTTTTTAACTTTCCATTTACCTTTACCACTTTTACGGTGATAAATGTTGTTATCGTCATAAGCTAGTCTACCACTTTTCATTTGTTTGATATGAACCATCTCATGTTTTATAATTTTATTTATTTGATTTAAATTCTTTACTTTATTGTTTATAGTTATAGTTCCATTCATGTTAGCTCTACCTAACACACCTTTCTCTTCAGGTACATAATGTATTTGAGTATTCATAACCTCAGTATTATACCAAGGTATAGGTGGTTTTAATTTAAAAGCCATATCTTAACATTTCCATCTACGTCTAGCTGCTTTACCTCTTTCACTTGTCCAACTTTTAGATCTAGCGCAAAAGGATTTTCTACGTTTAGCAGCTTTACTACCAGGTTTAACTTTTCCAGTCACAGGCGCAGATAATTTACTTCCAGGATTTTCTTTTTTATATGCTTTTCTACCAGCTTCTGTCATTCCTCCGCCTTCTTTTACAGATAAAAAATGTCTACCTTTTCCTTTAGTAGTTTTTCTTAATTTTTTAACAGGACTTTTTTTACTTGACTCGCCACAAGGTCTACCTGTAGCAACGTTTATCCAGTTTTCTTTTTCAAACCAATCTCTAAGTGTTGCACCTTTTTTACGAGCTCCTTTTACATTTGATTTACTAGATCTTTTATATTTACCAGAAGCAGCTGCTTTACGCTTTGCTCTAACAACAGACTGTCTTTCAGATTTACTCATAGATCTTACTTTAGCTGCTGGCAAACAAACTTTTTTAGTACCTCCTCCTTTTATTTTACTTTTTGGCATCACCTAATATTTTCATTGCTTTATTTCTAGCACAAACCATTTTTTTAGCATAGCTTGGTTTTTTCTTTCTATTAAAAACTATTTGTTGATTTAAACTACCTACAATTGCTTTTTTATTTCTTTTTCTAGAACTAACTAACCAAGAGGCTAGTTCACCGCAGTTTAGTTTTTTAAACTTACCTTTTGCATCTGCATATTTACTGTCTTTCCACTCAGGTCTTTTTTTTGCCATGTAATCTTCTTATTGCGTCTTTACAGCGTTTAGCTATAGCTCTTTGTTTTGGTTTGTTACCATAACGACTACGTTGTTCTACAACTGTCATTATTTGTATTTTTCTTGCAAAAGGCTTATTTACTTTTTTAACTTTACTACAAGTAGCTCTAGCATCTGCTTCTGTAGCGTATTTTATTTTTACAGTATCTTTTGGATTTTCATCTGTATATAATCTACGCCCAGAGCCTTTTGGTTTTTTACCTGTGCCTTTTTTAGGATCTTTCGCCATTTTTAATAAAGTTAAACATTTCTAAACCTAACTCTTTGCCAAAGTCAGAATCTGATTTATAATGAGCTCTTGCTACATTTCTACTATCAGATATGTCTTTTGCTTTTTTATCTAGTTCTCTAAACTTGTTTGGATATTTACTTTTTAAATACTCTGATATTAAATAAGCTTGAGTAGAGTGTCCAGAAGGATAAGACGGTGTTTTCATAGATGGAAGCTCTACGTTTTCTAGCTTTATACCAAACTGTTTAGCAAGTTCTTTTGGTCTTGGTCTATTGAAATGTTTTTTTAATTTAATTATAACGCTAGTTGATTTATCTATTAAATCATCTATACCTTCGTCTTTTATTATTTTATTAAACTCTTTACTTATGTCATCATTTTTTGAGATAAAGCTTTTATTTATTGGTATTCTACCTAGTGCTTGTATTTCAGATAAAGTTGTTAATGAATTATCTTTAGGTGGCTTTTTATTTTTAAATTTATCTATATTAAAGTTTTTAAAATTCATCACTTACAACTATGCATATTAATAAACCAATTAGAAAGTTGAACATCTCTTTTAGTTCTATTGTTTCTTTTTTTAAGCTTTTTAACTTTACTACAAGTAACATCTCCACCATACAGTTTGTTAATTCTAGCTTTTAAAGTGCCTCTATATGCTCCGCCTCTTTTTTTCACTTTTTCTTTTTCTTTTTACCACCTCCAAATTTAGATGGTCCACCTGCTTTAGTACATCTCACACCCCAGCCGCTAGCATAAGCTGAAGGCCATACCTTAAATTTTCTTTTAGCAGCCGCTTTACAAGGTCCTGATATTTTTCCCATTACGTTCGTTTTTTATTTATTTCTTTTATAAATTCAACTAGTATTTTAAGATCAGATTTTATTTCTGCTAAACTTACTTTAACTTGATCCATATTCTTAGCATTTGTTTCATGTCTTTTTTCAAACGTCGTTTTAACTTCTCTAATGCTAAAAAAGAAAAACTGATATAAAGCATATAAAGCTCCTATTGCTATTACTAAGGATAATCCAAATTCTTTAACTAGATTTAAAACTTCTTCCATTATCTTTTCTTTTTATATATTTCTTCATCAAGCTCTTTACACCACTTTCTAAGCTCTTTAACTTCATCCTCAAGCTTGTTAATATGGTTAGTATGCCAATCTTGTTTTAAATCATACTCTATTCTATCTATTACAGCTTTTGGCATTTTTTTAGCGTCATCTATATCTGATTGTAAAGTATAATACATTCCCACCATAGAAGATGTAAACATTATAATAGCTACAATAGTTTTAATATCTATATTTAGCTCTGTGCTTTGGTTTATTTTCATTATATAACTTTGTAAGCAGTTCTACCTTTATTTTTATATGCTTTTAATATTTTATTTCTATTTTCTTCTTTAGATATATAGCTTACATGAACCCAGTCAGGATTTTCATCATCGCCAAACTCCCATATCATTTGATCAAAGTTTAAGTTATTTTTTATAAACTCAAACATTTCTGCGTTTGTAGCATGACCGTATTTATCATCGATATCTATAGCTTGGCCTTTACAATGCTGAGAAGTCATACTACCGCCTACTGATTTGTTAAGTTCTGGTGATCTAAACATGCTGTTTATACATATAGGTTTTCCTACGTGCTTTCTAAGAGGTTCAAATATGTTTTCAGCTAATACTTGCATATTATATATTTGCTCTACATCTGGAGTATTATCAATACCTAATCTTTTAGCAGTTATAGATCTAGTTGCTTCTTTGTATGATATGTGTTTACTTATATTTTTCAAAATTAATTATTTTATTTTCCACCACTTATGAATAGTATATCCTATAGTTATAGATAATAATAAAACTTTTAAAATTGGTTCTATCCAGTCGGTGAAGCTTAAAGCTAAAGATGAAGCGTTTAACATATATAATCTTAGATCTTCCATTATTTCTGAGCGTTTAAAACAGCGTTGCCTTTATACACTGGTGAGTGCATTTTAAAATATTTAGTAGTTGGCCTCATTGTTTTATCAGAAGGTATCTTTACATTACATGTGCATTTACTATTGTGAGCGTGCATAACTTTTTTTTTAAAATTAACTTGGTAGAGTATTAACTCCAGATATTTCTTTCATTTTTGAATAGCCCTTGTATTGTAGAGCTGACATATTTTTGGGTGGTATAAATGGTGTTGATTTTAATTCTTTAGTTAAAAAAGAAATAGGGCTTTCTACAGCGCCATACATAGCTTGATTTTGCATAAATTGTTGTTTAGCTTTTGAAACGCCTTGTCCTATGGCTATTTCTTCTTGCTCTTCTTCAAACGCTTCTTTTTCTTTTTTACCTTTTAAATGGCCTCCTACTCCACCTACTATTGCACCTAAACCTGCTCCTATAGCGGTTCCAATACCAGGCATTATCATAGTACCTAAAGAAGCTCCTGTTCCGGCTCCTTTTAAAGCTCCGCTTGCAGCTATATTCTGTTGATAACCTTTTTTAGTAGGATCATCGCCTCTAAAAGAACCAAGAGCGTCTCCTGCTAAATTTCCAGCTGTTGAAAATACTTGAGCTTGATTTGCAGCTGCCATTGTGGCTGGCATTGTGACTGGTGATTTATAATTTGTCTTTGTTGGCATATTCCACTGCTTTAGTTGTTACCTTATAACTATATCTGTTACTTTTTTCTAACTTCTTTGTAGGCATGTTTTCTTCACCTAACATAATACGATACATTCTACTTGTAAGCTGTTTACACTTTTGAGAAACTTTATATATATGATATTTCTGAGTTGTGCGATTTCTTCTCCTCCACACTGTAATCCACCCTTGTTTCAATAATCTGTTCCAGCGCCTGTTATCCCAGCTATACGAGTATGTACCTTTTTTAAAATCATCTTTAGTAAAAAGATCAATAGCTTCTAAGTATATTAAAAGCTCTAGATCCGCGTCGTTTAAATCGTTAGTTTTACACGCCCACTTACGGATAATTCTATAATGTTTAAGTAAATTTAATTCTTTTAAATCAGAAGAGTGTAATCTCATAATACAACTACTACATCAAACTCTTTAATAACTTTATACTCTTCTTTTTTAATCTCTATTTTAAAACCAGCTGCTTTATCATAATATATTTCGTCACCTGTTTTTAAAGCTTTAACATCAGTACCTGGTTTTATAACCTTAGCACGCCTGTATCTTATATCTTCTCTTTGCGCTTCAGCTAGTATTAAGCCTCCTTTTGTTTTTGTGTCAACTTCTTTAATTGGTTTAATAACTATATACTTACCTATTGCTCTCATGCTCGTATATTATTAATTACACAATCAGTTGATAATATTGTTGTAGCTACTGAAGCCGCGTTCATTAATGCACTTTTAGTAACTAACAAAGGATCTATAATTCCGGCTTTAACCATATCAACCGTATTTCCTGTAACCACATCTAATCCTATGCCTTCAACTGTGGGAGTTTTATAGTCTTCTACACCAGCATTTTTTAGTATTAACTCATAAGGCTTTTGTATTGCTTTATACAATATTTCTTCACCTACAGAAGTTGGTTTTAGCTTTTGTGAAGCGTTTAGTAAGGCTATTCCACCTCCTGGCACTATACCTTCTTTGATCGCGGCTTTTGTAGCACAAATAGCATCTTCAACCCTGTCTTTCTTTTCTTTAAGCTCTACTTCAGAATTAGCACCTACTTTAACAGTTGCTACTTTAGCTTTTAACTTGGCTAATCTTTTTTCAAGTCTTATCTTGATATTCGGGTTTTTAGTTTCTTTTATTTGCTTTTCTAATAACACTATAGTTTCTTCTACTTCTGGTTTATTAGACAAGTCAACTTGTAATATTGTTTCTTCGTGATTTGTAACAGATTTTATACATGTACCTAAATGTTCTGGTTGTATAAGATCCATGTCATCTCCTAAATCTTCATTAATAAGAGTAGCACCAGTTACAGAGCATAAATCACTTAGTGTATCTTTTTTACTTATACCGTACACTGGTGCATCTATGATGTTAACCTTTATATTACCCTTTACTTTATTCATAGCCAGCGCAGAAACCACCTGTTGATCAACATCAGCGATAATTAATAAACTTTTACCTTTTTTTATAATATACTCTAGTACTGCTTGTATTTTTCTTATGTTAGGTATTTTAGATTCTACTATTAATACCATTGGATTTTTAAGTTCAGCTGTACCTTTTTCTTTATTAGTTATAAAATGGTTGTTTTTTAATGCTTGATCATATTGAACTCCTTCTATTAGTTCAACTACAGTTTCAGGCTGTTCGTTAGTTTCCATCATTACAATACCTGTTTCATCTACTAGTTTAAAAGCTTCACCTATTATATTACCTAGTTTTTTATCGTTGTTTGCAGATATTGTAGCTACTTGATGTATTTTAGAGCCTTTTACTTTTTTTCTTTTTTTATTTAAATATTTTATTACGTTTTCAACTCCTTTGTTAATGCCTTGTTTTATTTCTCTTGGAGTTGTTTCAGATTTATTAGCATTGTCCAGTATTGATCTAGCTAATATAGTTGCAGTTGTAGTGCCATCACCTGCGTCTTTAACTGTTCTTTGAGCAGCTTCTTTTATAAGTGTTGCTCCAATATTTTCTAAAGGTTTGTGTAACGTTATTGAGTTAGCAACTGTAACTCCATCTTTTGTTATAACTGGTTTTCCATTTTTGTCTTCTAGTATAACACATTTTCCACTAGCGCCTAGTGTTGAACTAACTGCGTTAGTTAACTTTTCAACGCCAGCTAAGATCTGGCTTCTAGCAGTATCGCCAAAAGCCAGTTCTTTAACTAACTTTAATTCTTGCATAATATATAATAAAATTTAATTGTTTGAATACTTACT